GTTTATAGTAACCGTAGTGAAAGCAGTATCGCCGATACGGAGTTCTGGATCAATGGAATCTGCAGCACGTTTTTGAGACGCATATCTGGTGGGTGATAATTCTGCGAAATAATCATCTACCTTGTTGATATAATGTAGACACTTTTTCCATCTCTCAACATCATGTGCTGTGTAGTTAGTAGTTCTGCAATAAGGGATCCTAGGATATCGACCGTAGTAACCCCCGATACCTGAAAGAACAGGGAAAGCAGTTTCAGTCAAGGATACATACCAAGATTGGAATTCCTTTATTCTTTCTGCCTTATCAAAGTTAGATAATCTCTTAATAGAATCAATGGTATTTCTAAGAAGGTCTGTACCATTAATGCCTGTATACCCTTCTTCATCCATTTTCTTGCGTTGCCACGTAGTACCACGATTCTGTTTCTGCTTAGATTTAAGTTTACCCTCACCCTCTAATAGTCTAAACTGCTCCCATTGAGCATTAATTACCTCAGAGGTCATTTCCTCAAGGGATCCAGAAGAATCAATTATCCATTTGATAATAGCATCGTCGGGAGCATCTACTATCTCACGTCTACGATGAGCAATACCAGAATCATCGTTACCAGCAGACTGGCCACGATTTGTAGTCTCAGATGCGCCATGGGCAAGTCCCTCATATGCGTCAAGGATTTCCTTAGGATCAAAAACCTTTGGCCGTAATCCACATATAAGATTTGACTCATCATTTTCTGTCTGACCTATTCCTTTTGGTCCATATATATTAACTGCCTCGTTTTCAATCAAAACGTCAGCATCATCCTCAGAAAGAAAGTTGCCAAGCATCTTTTCACAGTCATATTTTTTATCTATTGTTATTTCTCTTACTTCCATTATACCGAATTTCTTGGATTTTATTATTTAATCAATTATACCACATTAGATGTCAATTGTCAAGTTTTTCACTTCCTTGTACCATTTAGTCACCCTGTCCTTAAGGATAGGTTTCCAGTCATCTATATTCTCAGTGAAGACAACAGGATCCTCGCTTTCGGGAACCATTACAATATTAAGTTTCTTGATATTTTCACCCGTCAGTTCGTTATAGGCACATGCATAAAAAGTACCCTGAAGAAAATAGTTTTCTATCCATGCTCTCTTCTTTATCTTGCGGGAAGTTTTCCAATCGACTATTGACAACTCTCCATCCCATTCGGCAATACAGTCGCTTCTGCCAGCAACATGATATTTATGTGACCAAAGAGCAGTTTCAATGCCGTGTATGGATCCGAGATGTTTATCGATTAGTGTTTTGAATTTGTTAAAGTCATGTACAAAGGTGGGCATCACATCACGCAGATGATCTTCTTTGTTGGTGATGTAGTCTTCAACGACTTTGTGTACAATGGTGCCTCGGTTTGCTGCTTGGCGAGTAATCTTATTCGCTTCTGCCTCGCCAATTCTTTTCCTCCAGTTGGTGAGAAATGCTCCTGATCCCCAGCCCAGCAAGGTGGTGATAGAGGGATAAGCGAGTGCACATTCCTCGCCCGATCTTGGATCTGGCACAAGGTAGTGGCGTTTTCCGTCAATATTTTTAGTGTTGAGATCGGGTATAGCATTTTCTTTTATAACAAACATAATATAGTGTGATTAAAGTTTTATTGTATGTATCAATTATACTACAATTGAATCAAAATGTCAAGTGAAATTTTTATACGTCGACATTAATAGTATTTTTCTTCCCAGGAAGTCCCAGTAAAGACCTTGCTTTATCTGCTTTATCGTAGAACTTCTTTTGGGTACGTAAAATATCCTTGAAATTCTGGTCAGTTCTTCGTCCGTTGATCCCATATCCGGAATGCAATCCAGGTACTCCCATCTGAATTTTGGGAATACACTGGTCAACGTCTTGCCACTCGCATTCAGGGGGATTTGGTGGATCATTGCGATCAGCAATCTTAACACTTTGCTCCCACTCTAATCCACAATTTTCACATACGTAATCATAATTTGGCATATTTATCCTATTTTTTGTACCTATAAAAACGATGCACATCAATAACTGCTGATCGTATTTTGCCCTTCGTCCATCTAGGAGCAGCAATGTAATCAGCATAATAATACATCGCCCCGTCAGTTATATCGTCTGGCCAGTGACCATCGACGACTTGTACTGCGAGTGTTAGTGAATCGTTGTATTTATTTTGATTGTTAGGAAGATCGTTTTTTCCATCACAGTACCAACTGAAATGGCAACGATCTCGCCTTGGATAGCGACTCCCGTCTGCAGCAGTCCAATGTTGACCCTGATAAACTACATCACATATAGAGGAGGGGAATTTAGAACTCTTCACTCTGTTTAATGTTACCTGTGCCACTGCTAATCTTCCTGCAGTCGAAAGGTTTCTTGCTTCGTGATATATGTTTAATGCCATACACTCTATAGATTTCTCTCTTACCAGAAACTTAGAGTCTGTTCTTTGAAATGTTATTTGTGGAATTGCATTGTCCGCAATTTTACTTGCGTTGGCAGCATGATATAAAGGAACTCCCTTAACTAAAGCGAGCTCTACGGGCATTAATAGGAGTATCAATGTTACTAGTATTCCAATTATTGCTTTCATATATTACCTCTCAGAGACTTCAAACAGTTCTACTCTTCTGCATCTTCCTCCTCCGTTTCTGGAGGTTTGTGTTTTTCAAATACGATGATATCGTCATAACGATCACATTCAACCATAGAAGTTTCTTCCATGAGTTCATCTAATATCTGATGCTGATATTCACTAAGCTCGTTTGTGTCTTCAAACACCCACTTGCCTCCAATGACCATTCGTTCATCGAAAAAGCGAATACCTTCGAGTAGGTTCAATACATTTTTGTGTGCATTAAAATGCACAAAACAATATTCATTTAGTCTGCTCTTTTCACCATTATTATAGAAAAATATACCTGTTTGAAAATGTTCGTAAAATTCGATATCTTCCATTGGATAGTAAAGAAAGTACGGGGTTGTCCCTGAACTCACTGTACCGTAGAGCGACGCCAATGTTTGATATCCCTGTTTTGTCGAGCATGCAAACTCATCGAGTGGCACGCCATTCTGTATTGTGCGATATTGATGATCACCAAATGGATCTATCAATAACAACAACTGATCTTTAGACAACTCGCCCAGAATCTTAAGCGATCCATTGCCTGTTCCTATCCCGATTTGACAGGCAAATCCTTCGAGGTTTTTGACAGATTTAACTGCCTCCTCGAGTATAAGACTGTTTTTCATAATCTATTTTGACTGTCCTTTCAAGTCTTGTATTGTAACGTCACCCACTGGATAGGGTATAATTGGTAATTTCCCATGTAGATCGAGTTCTGAAATTACTTCCCACATAAAAGTGATATTCTCTGTTGCCTTTTCTGCTAGCCGAGTCTTGTCCATTTTGTATTTAAGACTGCGGAGCATCTCCAATCGTTTCTGTTTCGGTGATTGGTTCTTGGATTTGGGTTTCATCTTTCCTATCGACCATACTGTTTAATAGTTGACCTTTCTGTAACGACAGTGCCCACACAGAAATTTCTGTATCAATTTCTTCGACTGAGCCACCCTCGTTCATCAACCTAATAACTTCGTATCGCTTTTCTTCTGCGATTGAGTTATATTTAGCGTTTAACGCATTGTACGCTAGTTCTACGTAATTCATGTTGTATCTTATTTATTGGGGTTTTAGTTGTTTTTAGACTTATTTGGTCCTGGCTTTGGCTTTGGCTTTTCAGGATTCAATAATTTCTTTTCTTCTTCAGTGAACATATCTGGGAATGCATCAACAACAACTTGATCATATATCCCTGGGTAACCTGTCCTGTCTTTATCTTTCATTGCGATAAGACACGGAAGTTCGGTACGATCCAGTGAATCTGCGAAACTCATAAACAATCGTTCACGTTCAATGGAACTCATTCTTTCGCACTCTGTTGTTCCAGCAATCCATTGATGCAATTTTTCAAGTTGATAGAGACCAGTTGGTGTCTCACCTGTATGATTGTCTGGATTTCTTACAGGTATGTGTCCTCGAGGGAGCTTGAATGTAATGTTGGGATGAATCCATGCCTTCAGAAAGATCTGGAGTCCGAGGTGGTTATTCATTTGAAGAGTTTTCATTTTCTCTTCATGAAATTTTTCTTTGCTTACCTGTTCTAATATCTGTGGTATTGACAGGCGTATTTCGTCTAATTTTGTTGGTAAATCCATAGTGTATCCTAATATTGTTTTCAATTCATATTTATATTTAGTTAGCAAAAAAATCTTGTACTGACTCTTGTAATTGCGCCAACCTTTTATTGATAAGATATCCAAATATTTTATCATTGCGACCTTTCACTCCCTCATCATACTGAGCAAGAATTTGCTCAACTACATCTTTCGGCTGTTTATTGAGATCAACCATTGTTTTGTTTCTCTCATAGTTGCCAATAAACTCCCTCGGTATTACTACCGTGGGGTCTTCAAATCCTTTCCATGACTCATATTTTTTCTTCTGGAGAGGAGTCTGTCGACGACCCTCAACAAATACGAGGTTATCAGAGAGTATGTTCGGAACACCATCTCCTTTATCACCATAGAATATTTTATTAATAAGTGATTCGGCAGAATCGCCAGTAAGCCATCTTTTACGGATAGGATCAAACTGTTTGCATCCCGTAAAGTCATGTAACTGTATAAAATCTTTATCCGATGATACAATAAGGTGGTTCTCGAACGGATCTGCTTCGCGAGCCAAGACAGCAATAATGTCATCTGCCTCCGCCTCTGCCACATGAATGACCCTGTAAGGAAAGGTATTTTTAATCTCATCCCTGATAGTGTATATCCACGTAAAAAGGAGATCCCAATCGGTGTCAGATTCCGAGCGAATCCTTCTCCTGTGTGCTTTGTATTCCGGATAAATAGACTTACGCCAGTTTTTAGACCCGTCATAACAAAGGACCATTTCGCCATATTCCTCCTTATGTTCTTTATTGTATTTACGGAGAGAATTGAGAATCATGTGTCGAACATAATCCTCGCTAATCTCATCACCATACACCTTAGTTGCCATCGCAATATTCGCGAGGCATATTTGCATAGAGTCAACTAAAATCATATCAATTTACTGGTGTAACGTTAACTCCTACAGTAGGAACCTCAACTTCTTTGATTGATTCCTCTTCTTTAATAGGAGACTTCACTTCTGCTTCAGTAGCACCTTCGAGTTGTGCTTTAAGAGAACTAAGAAGTGCTTGCCATTGACGACCTCGTGTACGCCAAGTATAAAAGCGATCTGCATACGCACGTTCGAAATTCATCATGTCCTTAGTTCCGTCCATTGAGTACGTAGTCATAGCATGGTCTAATAGACCTGCCAGTCGCTGTATATGTGTTTCCGGAGTTGGGGGAGTATCATAAATGATACCAAATCCTGCCGAAGTTTCGGGCAATGCTCCGTATGCACATGCAATATTCAAACAACCTGCGTGCATTGCTTCCATCATTGCCATACAAGAAGTCTCTTCCCAGATTGACGGAAGGCACCAAATATGGGTCTTGCCTAGTTCCCTGCGGAGATCAGCATTTTCCATGTGTTCGATATGGTTGATCCACTCAGTGTCTTTCATCTTCTCGAAAAGAGGGAGAAAGGGTTCATCATTCTTCTCAAACCCGTAAATCTTGAAAGAAGAATACACGTCTACCTCAAAGTCCTGACGACGTTGCTCGAACAACAGTCGGCATGCTTCAAGTAGTACTGCGAGACCTCGCTGAGGAGTAGAGGTATATGCGATGCGAAACTTAGCATCAGATCCTTCTACGCCCATTTCTAACTTGTCTAACTCAAGCACAGGCATAATAGCATTATGTACTGTTAATATTTTTTCCAAAGGAATAGCATAGTTATACCTCTGAAACATTTCCCTTTGCCAATGCGAAACGAAAACGATTCGCTCAAACTTTTCATGGCCACCATCTCTCAGGTGGTCATACATAGGATCATTATATAGATCCTGGCAAATAAGAATAGATGGTTTACTATCATCGATTAACTCAGGCACATACCGTGAGACTACGATATTGAATCCCTCACGTACCTCTTTAGGTACATGCTTAAAAAGATTTATTGTATAAAGTTCACTGCCACCTAGCGAATTATATGCTGGATGGACTTCATTAGAGTGCTGGGGTATAGTAAATTTATCTCCCCAACTATCCTCATATTCACGTTGGATATCGCTCATTGTACCTTTCTTGTTTCTGGTTCACCCATTTCATCATGTGAGTATTGGTAATCTATAAGTTGTGAGTCTTCGAGTTTACGTATCATTACTTCTGGACCAGGCATGCCTGACTCTAAGTTGTATACAAACTCAAATCTCTCTGATGTATTAAAATCAATCTCGAACTTAACATTCGTACATTGTAGATCCTGTAAGTCGAAATGTGAACGCATACTCTTCATTACCTCACCGAGTGAGAAGATGATATCATATGCGTCGCTTGGTGTCGTGGCCATATTCTCCTACGCGACGTGCCATATTAGTGTCTTCGCTATAGATGGAGACACCTCTTCAAGTTTATCTGTTTTCATAATAGGTTTCAATAACACATTTCTTTCTCGTATCTTCTTCGGGAATCCTTTTTTCAAAAGAGACGTGAATGCCTCTTTATCTACTTTAGAACGAAGAGGATGCCTGTAAAATACGGCATCAGTTATGTTTTTGAGTTTACGACCTGACATATCAAATCCTGCAGTGGATTCTGATTTGAACAGTCGTATGCCTCCCCATTGATCAATAACCCATAATTCGTTAGCACCAATAATATTGATCTTATCTAGAGACTTAACACCCTGTATAGAAATTGTCTCTAAACGACTTGTCTGCTTCACAGGATCAATTTTTCTTATACGAGGTGTTCCCTTCCTGGGACCTCGAGCAGATTTAGTTACGTCTACATAATTGGATGCCTGACTTCTCATGTCTTCTACCCAATGTGTCAATTTCTTTAGTTCTACAGCTGTAAGATGAGAGTATCCTTCTACAAAGTCTGGCTCAAGTCCATCTCTGGCTGAGATAAACTCAGCATACCATACTCCAAGACGATCTTCGACTATAGCAACGTGAGCAGGTTTTGCGTGGACTTTCTGAAGATAAGCATATAAATCATATTCACCTGTCATACCAGCATCGCAGAAATCGTCTAACCATTCATCAATTGTGCCCATGATTGTCGATGCTCTTTCGTTCATCGCTTCTCTCATAATCTGATTTAATGACTTCTTAACTGAAGAATCAGACTCCGCTTGCATTTCCTTATTTAGAGCTTCTATATACGCACCATGTTGGATCTTTTCGCGAATCTTAACAATGATACGGTTGAGTTGGGATTCTTCTAGTTTAATACCATTTACACTCATTTTTGCCAACCATGCAAACGAGGAAGAAACAAAATGAGCAGGACATTTTCTGAGCAATGCTATTTCTTCTTTTTTGAAACCATAGTTCTTAGCAAACTCAATCAAATATTCGTCAGCATCTTTATAGGTTTTATACCTGCTGTACCAGTTCAATGCC